TACGTGCTGAAGGCATTCCTAACAGTTTCGAGTTTAAGGGCAGTGCATGTTTTATTACTAACATTAAGTTTGAAAATGTTAAAAGCAAGCGCATGCAGGATCATCTAGAAGCTCTTATGTCACGCTGCCATTATCTAGATCTTACATTAGATACAATGCGTGACAAGCATCTTCGTATTAAACAGATTGCCCGCACTGGCAAATTGTTTCAAGGTTACAATTTTGACAAAGAAGGCGAGCAGGAAGTTTTGGACTTTATGTACGAAAACCGTAATCAACTCCGTGAGATGAGCCTGCGTATGGTACTTAAAATTGCAGATCTCAAGAAGATCTCAAAGAAATGGAAGAGCCTTGCAGAATCAACTTGCATGCGCAGGGTATAATCCATCACAGTAAACTAACTGTGTCACCTTGCTCCTCCTCCAGATGCAGTTAGTTACAGGCGGTGTGTTTAGAAGTAGACACACCGCCACTCTTTGTGTTAGGATACAGGAATGAAGATAGCAATCGGTGACAGTTTTACCTACGGTGAGGAGTTAAGTGACAGACGCCTGGCATGGCCCAGTCTTATAGGTTACGATAATCTAGGACTGCCAGGTGCCAGCAATGAGTATATTTTCCGCACTGCTGTGGACAATGCCAGCACAGCAACTCATATGGTAGTTGGCTGGAGTGACAGTGCTAGGCATGAGATATACACCTATGATCCCGTTAGTGTTCCTGGCAGATATATCAATAAAACAGGACTGATACAGGTCAATGCAGGCAACGATTATGGCAAACCCTGGTTCAGAGAGCTATACGGAAAGTATACTGACCTGCGACATCAGTTTATCCGCACACTGACATACATGGTAGCACTCCAAGATGTGCTAAGTAATAATGCAGTAGATTATCGCTACTGTTCAGCCTTCAGCAACCAATCCATGTTTTTAAAATACAAGGATGACCCTGAGATTGTTAAATGGACAGACAGACTAGACAACACCAGGTTTATTGGATATCCATACAAGGGCTTTGTTGAATGGGCCTACGGCACACCACAAGGACCAGGCGGCCATCCACTGGAACTAGGTCACAGGAGGATAGCAGATGAAATTCTTAAACATATCAGCTAATTTAGCATGGGTAAAACAATATAGGAAGATAAATGAAACCTTGCGTACTACACGTTAGAGACGAAGTTAATGTCAAGATAGAAGGCTTGGATTTAGATACTCGTAAGAAGTTGAGTAACAAATTCAAGTATGACATTCCCGGTGCTAGATATATGCCAGCAGTTAGACTAGGACGCTGGGATGGCAAGATGGCCTTCTTTCAAATGGGAGGTAGCACTTATATCAATCTGCTTCCTGATATTATTCCAATCCTACAGCAGGATGGATATGATATTTCCATTAACGATACTCGTGAATATGAGATGGATTATCCATTAGAGCCAGTAACTGAGGATAGTTATGCTGACTATGTTTGGCCTCCAAAACATCCAGTAGCTGGACAGCCTATTATGTTGCGTGATTACCAAGTGGAGGTTATTAATAACTTCCTGAAGAACCCACAAAGCATGCAAGAAGTAGCAACTGGTGCTGGTAAGACGCTTATAACAGCCGTGTTAAGTCACAGATGCGAAGCACACGGCAGAACTGTTATTATTGTGCCTAACAAAAGCCTGGTTACTCAAACAGAATCTGATTACATCAACATGGGACTGGACGTTGGCGTATATTATGGTGACCGTAAGGAGTTTGGCAAAACACACACCATTTGCACCTGGCAGAGTTTAAACATTCTACTAAAGAACACTCGTAACCATCAAGTGGATATTACCATTGATGAATTCCTAGAGGGCGTGGTGTGTATTATGGTAGACGAAGTACACATGGCTAAAGCAGATGCGCTTAAGACATTGCTAACAGGAGTAATGAGTCACATACCAATACGCTGGGGATTAACTGGAACTGTGCCTAAAGAAGACTTTGAGCGTGTTAGCATTGTGTGCAGCCTTGGTCCAGTTATAAATCAAATCAGTGCAAAAGAACTGCAAGACAAAGGAGTTCTTGCACAATGCAACGTGAATGTGTTACAATTACTGGACGTTACAGAATATGAAAATTACCAGAGCGAACTAAAGTATCTATTAGAACAAACTGATCGCTTGGATTACATTGCTGGTTTAATCGACAACATTAAAGAATCCGGCAATACATTAATATTGGTGGATAGAATAAATGCAGGAAAACAAATCGAATCAAGGATTCCGGGCTCCGTTTTTGTCAGCGGTGGCACAAAGGCACAGGAGCGTAAAGATCATTATGATGAGGTGGCTGATGCAACTAACAAAGTTATTATTGCTACTTATGGTGTCGCCGCTGTTGGTATTAATATTCCTCGTATTTTTAATCTCGTACTGTTGGAACCTGGGAAAAGCTTCGTCCGCGTTATCCAAAGCATCGGAAGAGGAATCCGAAAGGCAGAAGACAAAGACTTTGTCCAGATATGGGATATTACATCAACGTGTAGATTTGCTAAAAGACATCTCACAAAACGCAAGGCCTTCTACAAAGAAGCGAACTACCCGTTCACGGTACAGAAAGTAGACTGGAAGTAACATGCAAAGATATATTTACGATAACTGGAATAGTGTTATGGATTCAGATCATAACCCGTTAAGGCATATTCCAGACCTACATGTAAGGCACCTGATTATGCAAATTCTTGCCTTTATGTGGGCAATTGTATTTTCTATCATAGTTATTAACAGTTTAACAGCATTTATGTATAGTGCTATTGGGCATATTGTCTTCCTAAGCGCAGTGGTAATTACTGTAGCAACATTTAAGACAGCAGAAACTAATCCTGGGGTATTTAAACTAAAGAAAGGTTACCACAGCCCAAGCCGCAGTAGAAACTATATGTGGATTAATGGTAACAAATTTATATTACCTGAAAATGACCCCGGAGGAGAACACGAATGAGAATACTAACACTAGAAGACACGGCGTTCGATATGAACGAACTACCAGATGAAGTAGATGACCTCCGCTTTGCAGTACTGGACAATTCAGATCCACAAAACCCAGACTATTTTTATATCCCATTAATCTTCTTAGAAAGTTTTAACAGCCCAGCACTTGTTTTAGACATTGGTGGAAAACAGATTAGAATGCCGGTGGATTGGAAAATCTTAATTGGCGAGAAAGACTTTGGTGATTTGGAAATGACTAATTTAAGTAGTCTAAACGATCGCGGGTTTAGTGCATTTAGTTTTAATCCACTTAGTAGTTACAGTGCAGAATATCTTCCCATTAATATTGTCGACTTATACACTGATGTAAAATGGTTCTTTCCCAAACTTAAACAAGGACAAATCCTAGCAGTTCCATTGGAAACAGGCAGCAAACCCAGGTGTGTATATTTTGCTAAAGAAATTAACAAACAAAACGAGATTGTTAGCATTGACAAAGCCTGGTAATAATAACTGCATGCAGGATAATATAATAAGAAAAACTGATTACAGAAGGTTTGAATATAGAATAAACCCTGTCAGTGCTGCACACTACGATGTTATTACAAAAATATATAATCGAATAGAAAAGTATTTTAAAGATAGACCCGAATGCCAGGTAGAGCGTAAAATACATAGTAGTTATGAAAATCGCTACTACACAATTTTTTTTGCTACAATAGATGACAGCAGAATGTTTGAACTAACGTTTGCAGAGTACATTAATACCCAGGGATTAAATTATGACTGACCTACCGTTAAACCAAGTACTAGGTGCACTAGATAATAAAGACATGGCTTTTTGGGATCGTTGCACTCCTGAGCAACAAAAGAAGATTGCTCCGTTTCTGCTTAATCGATACATGAGTTTGGTTAAAGACAACGGTGATATTGCAGCATACTATCTTATGGCAACCAATGACAGAGTTAACAAACAATACTTTGAACTATCCAAACATCCTAAACTAGTATGGCAGTTGCTATGTACAGTTAGCCCTGGCATGGGAAAACAATTCCATCAATGGGTAGGCAACAAGAAAAAGGATGCAAGTGACAAGAAGACACGGGAAATATACAAGGTTCTAGAAGTATTATATCCTACAGCCAAACGAGATGAACTGGATATGATGTCATCAATGATGACTAAGAAAGACATCAAAGAATTACTCGCCAGCCACGGTGATCAATGACTAACCTAAATGATGTAATTAGAGATGCTGTGAAAAATCATAAAGCGCCAGACAAAGATTATGTGTGCAAGCACTGTAATCGTGGCTTCCGTAAGGAGAGCACACTACTAGCGCATACTTGTGAGCCTAAACGTCGCGCACAACAGGAAAATGAAGCAGGTGTTAAATTAGGCATGACTGCTTATTTGCGTTTTTACGAGATAACGCAGGGCAGTGCTAAACTAAAGACATACGTTGATTTTTGCAAGAGTCCTTATTATAATGCTTTCGTTAAATTTGGTAGGCACATGGTAAACATTCGTGCAATCAATACCCGCGGATTTATTGAACACGTTATTGGCACTAACAAGAAAATTGATTACTGGTGTAAAGATGAAGTATATCAAGAATTCCTAGCCCAGCATTTGCGTCGTGAGAGTGTACAAGATGCTCTTGAGCGTAGCATGAACACAATGGTTACTTGGGCAGAAGAAAATGATAGTGTGTTTAACCATTACTTCCTGTATGCTAGTACTAACCGTACTGTACATCACATTACCACTGGTAGAATAAGTGCATGGGTAATATTTAATAGCGCCTCGGGTGTTGAAATGATGGATAAACTCAGTGCAGAACAAATTGAAATAATTTATCCTTATATTGATCCTGACTTTTGGAAGCGCAAGTTTCATGACTA